TCTGTTAGCTTCAACCTGTTGCACATTAGGTGCAGCAGCCATGTTCTGCTGAAGCTGTAAAGCAGCTTGACTACCAGCAGCTACATCGGACATTAAGAGTGGCATAGTTATTCCTTAACCGTCAATGCCGGTAGTACCACCAGTTAAACCAGCAAATGCTTGACCAGCACTAGCATTTACATTTCCTGTGCTAGGGTTATAGATAGTGTTGCCTAAACTATTAGTAGGACCACCAAACAAACCAGCAGTACCGGCAGCACCAATACCTTGACCAAGAGCTTGCCAACCAGCTTGTTGTTGTGCAGCACCAAACTGAGCTGCAGCAGCAGGGTTAAACCCAACACCAGCACCACCAGACAGTTGACTTAAGTAGTTAGTCATAAAGCCAGAGTAGCTTTGTTGACCAAGCTTCTGTAGGGCAGCTTCTTCATTACCAGAGTACAACATACCAGAGGTAGCAGCACTGGCTTTGTTAGCAGCCATAGCAGGATCAACAACACCTGTTTGGAATTGGGTGTACCCAGGCATCTGTTGAATGTTTGCACTCTGTCCAGGCTGCAAATAACCAGCATACATCTGAGCCAATTGAGCTTGGTATGGAGCCATTGGATTAGCTTGAGCAGTAGCAGAGCCAGGCCCAGAGCCACCAAACCCCAAGGCATTAGTAATAGCGCCACCAGTAAGGGAGTTAATACCACCAGCTATACCTAAGCCAGCAGCTAAACCACCTGCAGTAATTCCAAAAGTCATTTTAGTTCTCCGTGAGAAGTTCTTTAGTTGAGGCAATTAAACCTAGTTCTTCGTAAGAAGGAGCAATAACTTCTTCTTCCATCTTGTCTAGATTCTCTTCACCCAAGTGTTTTGTGAGGTGAACTGTTACCCAAATAGTATCTTCTTCTGCAATAACAGCACGCTTAAGACCTACCTCAGAAACAAAGATGCAGGGAGCTTCAAAATACTTTGGCCCAAACTCTGTTGACACAGCAACTTTACCTTGCATGATAAAGTTTAAATGCTGATGCCTATGTATTTTACCTATGATTAGCGTACCTTTGGGAATAAACATTTGTCGGGCATAAGTGCCACAACCGTACTTCTCATCAATAGGAGCGTAGTGGTGAGTTAATTTACAGTCAGGTAAGGTGTCTTTCATCAGACCTTCAGCAGCCATCTTTAACATGCCCTCTTGGACATTCAAGATGTTCTCTCTAAACTGAACTTTAGCTAGAGAGTTATTGCTGCTATCAACGGTTACATCTGTACTCATGTCTTACCTTTTATATTGGGGATTACCACCAACACCTTGCTCTTGATCCATCTCACCTATGCGGAAGTCAATCTCAGCAACATCTAAGCGAAGAGGTACATTATCTGTACACAAGAACTGCCAAGACCTACGGCGATCAGCACCACTTAAATACACTTGAGAACGAGTTGCATTTAGATTAACAGGTCGAGGTACAGAGTAACTAACGTAGTCATTACCTGAATGACTAATGTACATAGTACCAGCTACCTTATCACCAACTATTTCTAAACGACCATAGAACTTACGCTTAGTAGTACCGTTGTCCATGATATTAGTAACAGACCTACAGTAGATAGGTTGTCCGTTATCTTGATAGACTTCAGTGTTTAACTGATACAAGATAGCCCTATCGTCATCTAAGCAGTAGGGGATGTTGTTTAACTCAGCATAGAACGTAGGACGGAAGTACATCTCATAGTACGTACCTGGGTTAGGTTGATCATTAGATGCCATAGCCCATTGAGTCCATGTGTACCACATCTTCTCATCAATGTCGTACACAAGAGTCTTGTTTGAATCGATAAGAGTTAAGACGTAGAACGTATGACCACTAGTCTTGTAGCAGTAAGCACGTACGTTAACTAAGTCATCAGCTTCTAAGTGACGATCAATGTGGCTAGTAGACACCTTAACAGGAGATACACCATCCATGATGTACACAGACTTGCCGTAGGTACGAGTAGTACCAACCCACAGTACCGTGTTACTAGTAGCAACAATGCTGTCCCCATTAGCACAACCAATTTCATTGGTGTAGCTGGCAGCTAGTGCAAGAGGAGAACCAGGATAGTTACCAGCATCGTAGAAGAACTGCGTACTAGTAGCACCAAAAGCTATAAGATAGTTCAGGTGTTTAGCAATACCAACAAGGGTATCTGTAGTCTGTTCAAAGCTTAAGAAACTAAGAGCGTTCCAAGATTTAGGATCACCAAGGTTGCAGTTGTAGATGCGGTTATTAGTTGTACCTATAAACACATAGTTGTCTAGGAACACAGTACCAGATACAAACGGACCACTAGGAAACGAGTTAAGAGCTGGAGTTAACACAGCTCCGTTACCTAAGTCTTGAATAGTAACCGTACCAGATACGTCAGCAACGTTAGCAATGTTTAACGTAAGGGTTGTACCGTTGATGCTAGTAATGTAAGCGTTAGGAGCCACACCAGTACCTGTAACGTACATACCTGTATATACACCCGTAGCACTGGATACAACGATCTCATAGAACCCATTAAAGCCTGTAGCAGTAGGTGTCTGTGTAGCAGGAAGGTTAACTGTACAAGTACCAGCAGAGCTAAGACCACTACCAGGGTTAGTCAGGGTTACAGTACTAATAAGCCCGTTAGTAACAGTGGCGGTAGCAGCAGCGCCACTAGCAGAAAGGCTAAGGGTAATACCACTGCTGTAATTAAGCCCAGGATTGTCAATGCTAATATTGACAAGGTAGGTATTACCAATAGCACTAAAAGAGCCGCCTTGAGTAAGTAGATAACCGTTGACTTTGTTTTGAATAAATAAGTAAGAGTCAAGGAATGTCCTTACAAAGTAGCTCTGACTAGTAGATGCAGACGTAGTACCAATGGTACTCACAGACGGAGTACTAGGATTAATCTGATACACCGTGTTATTAATAACACCAACCAAGTTACCGTTGTACGGGGTTAGCCCTTGTGCTTGGGTGTAAGCGGGTGGAGTTACGGGTGTTATTTGAGTAATGTATTGCAACCCAGGACGTTTAACCCAATCACGCTTACCACCGCTGCTATCAAAGAAAACGTTAGCAGAGTACGAGTCAGTAGCAAAAGACCCGCTACGACTTTCAATAGGTTGGGTAAGAGCAATACGTTCGGTAGTCATGCTTACCGTCCGTAAGAGTTAGTGTTGGTAGACCTAAACTCAGGCATAAAGAAAGTACTAGAAGCTTCAACGTCCCAATCAGACAGCTTCTCTTTGTACATAGCAGCACGTTGCATAATTTCTTGACGATAGTTCATAGGAACACCGTACTGCATAGACAGCTCATCAGCTAGTCCCCAGACCAAATAGTTCTGCCATTCAATAGGGAAGTCGGGAGTATCAGTAGACGTACCAGTGTTTAAAGTAACGTCATTGATAGGCATTTGAGCAATTACGTGCAATTGAATGTTAGTCTGCGAATTAAGGTCAGGAGTCAAGTACACATACAACACACCATAGGTACTACGTGGATCGTAGAACAAAGTGTTAGCAGTACCAGTAGAAAACTTAGATCCCAATACGTTGTACTCTTGTTTAGATACAAGTAATACAGGTGTATCAATAGGAGGAGACACTTGGATGTTACGGTAGAACCCTTGAATGATCTTCAAAGGTTTGTCAGTAATAGCTACCGTAGGATTTAATGAGTCGTACATCAACGTAGAAGAAGATCCACCCAGTGTGTATGTAGTTTGATTAGCTGTAGTGGGGATGATCAACTCAGAGATCTTCCACAACTTAAGACCGTCAATACTTGCTTGTTTAATGAGCAAGTTAAGAGCCATCAAAGCATTGGCGTAGGTGTTTGAATCAGGAGTATCTCCAATTTCAAGAACACCTAACCGACCTAATGCTAGGGATATGATCTGACTGCTGCTAATACTGTAGGTAGAACTCATGTTGTTTATCCAATAAGGAAGCTGTTTAAGCTAGGAGCTATCTTACTAGGAACCATACAGCCAGGAATACCTGAGCTAGGTATAGCGTATGAACCCTCTAGGGTACACACAGGACGGTATCCGTTATCTTTGTTAGCAGCAGCACAATCAGCTACGCCATAGTCTGCAACCCCATTGATACCAATGAGGTCACATACAAAAATAAATTGATCTTGCTGCTCTGATCTAACGAATGGTGGTGTCTGAATATCAGCAACACCGTGTACGTAGTCTTGGGGTTGACGAGGTTCCCAATCACCTTGGCAGACCATAAGTCCGTCCCAACGTAACCGTAACTCACTTTCTTTGTACTTGCGACCACACTGGTCACATATAACTAGCCAGGAACCATTGTCCCATCTTGATCTGTAAGACATAGAATGTTCCTAGTAACAAGTTTGTTAGCGCACCTTTATGATTTGACCTCTAAATTCAATGTGGTCTTTATCAAATTTATGTACAAGTTCTGGGTATAACAGTCTGCCATTATGGAATGTTAAGACAGCAAAACCACTGGCCCAGTTTGTAGGATTGTCTTCAGTATAGTTATAAAATTGTGGTCCGTCAATTTCTGATAGACAACCAGTATCTACACCAAACCTACGTCCATTGTAATCTGTAAATCCAGTTACTTTTAAAGCGTGGAGATGTCCTGTAACAATAGATACTCCGCTATTAAGAGTGTTGTTATGAGTAGCATGGATACCACCCTTCCAACGATGCTTAACGACTACATCATTTGTAGGCCAACAAGACCAACATATATCCCAAGCAGGTACGTGGTCACTAAGACGACTGCCCTGCACACCTTCGAGTAAGGGAGCATTAGCTGAGATGTAGTTCTCAAACCTAGCGTCATGGTTCCCAAGTGGGAATGTAAGTTTGACGTTATGCCTAGCTGCCTTAGCAGCATCTTCTATTTCACCTAACGCTTCTTTGCAAGCCTTAAGTTCTTCAACAAGCGTCGGGTTTTGTGTCCAGCCAATTCTGGGCCATCTACCGCTGGTACTCCCATCAAAAGCGTCACCGTTACAGATAACAGCCTTTGGCTGGAGTTCCTTAATAAGATGTAACAAACCATCAAAAGCAGTGGAACGAATCCCAGGCCAAAAATGAGCATCAGAAAATACGATGACAGTTCCATTTTCTATTCCTAGCAGCTTACGAGCTGGATGTTCCCGAGACACTATTCTTTGACCAGAAGTTACTAGAAGTTCTCCGTATCTTTCCTCTAGGTTTCTTCTACGTTTGTTTAGACCTCTAATGCCTAAACCAGTTATCTCAGAGATTCTAGTCAATGATCCGTGAGTTTCCCACAGAGCTTTAAACTCTTGATCACTTACTTTAGGGGTAGGCATAATTGTTCCAGTCGCAGTTATGGTGGCTCGATTAACACTTGACAGTGTTACGCCAGTATGTCAAGCGAGGAACAATTTAGATTCTTCTTCTCGCCTTGTCACTAAGCCTGGCAGCACACGACCAGCCGCCTTATTCCATTGTTTGAACTGCTCGGCAGCACCGTCATAGTCGCTAACGTTCAACAGTTTTAACAAAGTGCTACCCTTGTAGCTACCCATGCCTACGTTGTAAACAAACGAACAGATAGCAGCTTTCTGATTGTCATTAAGGGGCACATGAGTAACAGCATCAATGCGATCACCCAGTGTATGCAGACGACCTAACAAGTCTTCTTCAGCTTGTTCTTGTGTCCACACAGTACCCTTTTCAATGTCAGAACCAGTAGCACCATAGCCAATAGTCCAAGGATCACCACCTGTAGCAGGATCAGGGTAAGCAGTTAGCTTACAACCTTCGTGACGTTTAATTTCTTGTGCAGCAATTTCTAACCAGCTCATTGTTTAGGTTCCAATAAAGAGTTGTACGAATCAATACAAGCGTTAAGTTTGTTTATGGCGTTATCACCACGCTCGGTGAGGGAGACAAGAGCTTGAGCAGCTCCTGGGTCAATGTTGCAGCTTCCGGCGTTATTGGTACTGGCAGTGGTGGGATCACTGGACATTGGGCTACTACAGGAACCGGCGATTGACAACCGAACAGAACCAGAGGCAATATGATCCCTAAGCTCTGCAGCAGCTTGATTGGCCTTGGCTTGCGTAGAGGCCAAATTGCTAGAAATGTTGGCAACTGTTCTGTCTCGTTCATCACTGATCTCCTTTGATCTTTGGTTTGCTGCAGTTAACGCCGCTTGAGCTGCGGCACGTTCTTCACTTATCCCACGTTGGGCATACTCGTATCCACCAAACAAACAAGCTAGCCAAGTTGTTACTAGGAACAACCAAAAGTACGGATTAAGAAACATTAGGTTTATTTTCTGAAGTTCGTTCTTGGGTTTTACCCCAACTAGATACACCCATGACAGCACCCATAGCTAGGTGGAACAGACCACCACCTTGCAGTGTCATAGGTTGCCATTGACGATAGGCATCATTGACAGCTTGTGTCTCAAACTGTTGTACCCACAGGTACAAACAAGGACCAGCAACAAAGTCAAAGAAACAAATGAAGCAGTAAGTAAAGCCCATGAGTCCTCGCCAATGGCGGGACATAAAGTCTTCTTGTCTTTTAGTTCTTGTGCTTGTAGCCATGATGCTGTTCTTTTTTAGCAGTCTCAACAATGTCTGAGACTACATAGTAGCCACCAACAAATAACATAACAAGCAACACAAGGACTAAGCCAATGATCATTGCTTCTTCTTGTTCTTTTTTAATTTTGTTAGCACGATCTCTAGCAGCTTGTTCAGCATACTTATCAGCTTTGTCCATGCTGGCTGCACGGCTTTTAATATTGTTCCAAACATCTACTTTCCCCGCTTGCATGAATAGCATTTGTAGCTCAGTCTCAAACTGTTTAGTTTGCTCCAGAGCCATTTCAATTTGAATGGCAGTGCCCATGTTAGAGGCATTGCCAGAATCTTTAGCCTCTTTAATTGCTTGAACACCATTGTTCTTAGCATCAAAGTATTTGCCCAATACAGGCCCAAGCGAGGCAACATCGTCCACCGTTGAACTCATCTTCTTGACGAGTTTTACGGCAGACTGTATTGCTGCTAGGGCTGTAATGGGATCAATCATTATTGATTATTCTTCAGTGGTTTCTTCTTCAGCTTCTTCTTCGTCTTCTTCAATGTCGATCCATTCGATATCGTCATTGACAAAAGCAACGATCAAATCAGCCAACTCAACCCATTCGCCATCTTCGTGACCAACGGTATCAATAGCCAATTCAACAGCACGGAAACGGACATCTTCTTCGGTAGTAAACAACATAGTAGTTCCTTTAAAGCCGCTAGTAATGGGTAGCGGTAAACCCAAGTACATGCTAGTCTTCAATTATTACTTTCCTGTTAAAGAATGCCAGGCCACAGTAATAGCACCCACAACCACAGTAATGATGCCAATAGGTTTAGCTAAGGAAGCAATCCAATCTAGAACCTTTAGAGCACCCTTAAGAGCAGAGAACGCTTCTATAAGTTCTTTGGTGTTCTTCTCAATAGCATCTACTTTAGCTTCAACTTTAACAAGTCGTTCGTAAATGTCTTCATGGCTAATGGTAGCTACTGTTTCAGACATGTTGTTCCTTAAACTATTAGTGTTAGCCGTTTAACTTTAATCGTCTGTGTAGTTAGTAAAATCAGGCAAAGTTTTTAAATGCAAATACGCTTGCTGTAAAAAATTTTGCGATCCAACAACAACAGATGGGACAAAGTAATAAACTTTTGTATCTAATAACAAAGTTTTATCGGCAGATAAAAATGTTACTGATACATTTAAACCAAGTTTGCCACCAGAAATACTGTCAATTCGAGCGTAGGTGTTTGCAGTAACAGGAGTAAAACCAGTTACGTTTTTAGTGTAATTGCCAATTAAAGCCATGATAATTCCTTTAAACTTAGTCGTCGCACAAAGTGATTAATTGTGTATCTCTTAGTTGAGAATAAATACTTGATGTTGTATAAATTACTTGAACATAGTAAGTGCCTTGAGCGTAAAAAGCTCTAGACGATGTAAATGTAAAAGTGTAATTTCCACTAACAGAAGAAGTTTGTGTTCCAAGACTTTCAAGAACAGGCAAACTATTTGAATTTGCTAAACCATCAGTACCACAAATGTTTACTTGAACCGAATCGCCAGTTGCATAAGAATACCCATTGACTTGAACATTGGTTATTTTTTTAACTTGAATTGGTAATTTGTAGTACGCCGTAATTGTTCCAGCCGTACTTGTGAAATTTAATGTACCAGGAGAAATAGTTACTTTTGCAGCATCAGTTGTGCTTAACCAAGTATCTAATGGAAAATAACTTATATACCGACCTTTAAGACTAGGCCAAGTATTAAAGTTTTGCTGTATGTAAGAAGTAACAGTATTACCAGTAAATGTATTATATTGTTGTGGGTCAAACGCATATCCAGAAACAAAAGTTTTGGTTAAATTGTAATTGCCAACAAAACTGTTTTGTTTCATTGCGGTTGAGCCGCTTGCATCGGAAGATGAATTATTTAAAAAATAATTTCCACTAATTAAATTTAATGAATTATTAATTGTTAGTCCGTTATAACAATTAAAAATCATATTTCCGGCAATTATGTTGTTTTGACCAGTAACATAAATGCCATCTAAATAACCAGTAACAAGATTGTTTTCAACTCTTATATCTGAAGCACCAGAAGATGTAACCATAATTCCACGCTTGTTAGTAGTGGAATAAGTAGTTGTAGATTTAATTAAATTGCAATTTGTAACTGAACAAAATTGAGAAGTGCTAAAAACAATGTTTCCATCTAAAGCAGAAGGGGTTGCTGGATTGTTAAAACAATTAGAAACATTTACTTTAATTGCCGCACCAACAAAAACCAAGTCATACCAATCACCTGTTCCAATAGATGACACTTGATAAATGTTAGATACCGCAACATTAATACAAGCCGCTTGTTGGGAAGAATTGTCGTTTGCAACATTTACTGGTGTTAATGTGTTAACAGACCAAATGTTATCAATTACAACATTGGCTGCATTCATTGCAAAAACGCCAAGGCCCCAACCCTGTACAGTTAAATTTCTAACCGAGGCGTTGTAAGTTGTAATGTAAGAATAATTATTAGCAAGCAGTTCAGCAATTGTTGCATCAGTACCAACCCCTTGCTGCCCAGTCAAACTCCAAATGTTGCCGTAACCAATGTGAATAAGATTGTTATTAGGTTCGCCAAAAGAACCAGCGTTATTTTTTATAATTGATTTAGCACCAACACCATAGAAATTGGTGTTAGATTGAACAATCACAGGTTTAGAAATAATGTACGTACCAGCAGGAACAAACACGCTACCACCGCCAGCAGCAAAAACTGCATTTAATGCGTTTTGAATTGCGGTTGTATCGTCAGTTGTTCCATCTCCTTTTGCTCCAAAGTCTTTAACAGAAACAACTTCTTGAAGTTTTTTAGTTACAGTAGTGCTAACAGATCCTGTACCACCTTGTTCATAAGATATAAACTGAGCGTCTAAAGAAGTTCCAGGTGCAGCAGACAGCGCAACAGTTCCATCAGGAAATGTTTTGTTGTAAGCTACTTTGTTAACATCGTTTAACCAAGCAGCGTTAACTGGTGGCCCAACAAGATCTACAAAATTTGTTGAAGACATATTTATCCTTTAAGTAGTTATCCAAGGCAAAGGCAATTGCTCAACAACAGGATTAATTTGCAATGCTAAATTTGCATTAATAGCGGCTTCAGTAGCGGCTTGGTTTACTCCATTAGACCAGCACCAATCAATTACTTGGGCTTGAGTTAACTGGGCATAGGGAATAAAAGCACCGCCAATTTGGGGTTCAGAAAACGAACAAGTGCCATAAATAGAATTGGTAAACGTCATAGGAGGTGTGGCAGTGTTTGTTTCAGTACCTGTGCAGCGCCAACCACAAGTTAAAACGACTTCGGTAAAGCCGTTAATAGTTTGAGTAGATGTATTCATCCAATCAATTGTCCAGTTGATAGTAGCTGACATAATTAATTTTTAAATTAAGAAATTGAATAAGAATTTGAATTCATTAAACGTATATTAAACATCCAATGATTATTTGCACTGTCTTGATTGTTTGTAAAAGTAACTGTGTATGTACAAGTTGCACCAGATATAGATTGTGATGTACTAATACTAACGCAAGTATTTACCAAATTTCCCGTGTTGTAAATGTGATTTGCCCCAGAATAATCTCGTCGTCCAGCAATCCATCTTGCTTCGCCTATTTGCGATGAAGAGCTGTTACCAACAACCATTGCGGTAATTTCAAACCAATAGTTGTATGTTCCAGATACAGTTATTGTATGAGAATTACCAACTGTAAAATTTTGAGTGTATTGAACCCACCCAGTTCCAATTTGAAGCCCAGTGATATGAGAATCATTAGCAGAAGTTGCCCCCACCAATAAATTCCCGCTGGTGTCTATACGGGCACGTTCTGTATCGTTTGTTGAAATAACAAGTGGGTGATTTGTTAATGCGCCCATTTTAACAATAGAACCACTACCAGGGTCAGCTTGCATATAAGCTGTTATGGCTGTGCCAGATGTATTGCTAACAGTAATTCTGTTGTAGTTTGCGCCACTACCTGTAAACTGAGAAATAGCACCATCTGATGCGCCTTTTGTAACGTCCAATTTACTAGAAATTGATGTTGCGCCTATACCAAAATTTCCGTTGGTATCTATCATTACTGCTTGATTAAAAGATATTGTGCCTGTACCTGCTCCTGCGTAATACCACTTGTGCGCTCCATTAGTTTGTTGATACCAAGTTGCAGCCGCATTGTTAATGTATGTCCAAGATCCGCCAGTTGAATAATAGGCATTTGTAAGAAGACCAACTTCAGTTGTTCCTGATGAATACAAAGACCCACCGATTAGTTGAAATGCTCTATTATTGCTGGTGTTCCAAGAACTAGGTGTAATTCCCAGTCCTAAATTATTACCATCAAATACTAGCCCAGACCCCGTAGTTAGCGCACTTGTAGAGTTTGCATACACCACACCGTTAGCAGTAAAACTGGTTAACCCTGTGCCACCTGAAGTTGTTGGTAAAGGCAAACTTGTCAACGACAACGATGCCGCACTAACAGCACGACCAGCAGTTAAGTTAGCCACGCTAACGCTATCAGTCACACCAGACTGATTGACAGGAACAATCTCACTGCCCGACAACGGGGTGGTTGCTGAACTTAAAGCTGATATTTTTGTGTTAGCCATGTTTATAACCGCACAATAATTTATCTTTTATGCGTTGTAATAAGGAATTGCAATTTTTGTTGTACCAATGTAACCAACAAGATAACCAAGCGGAGTTGCGGGAAGGGAACTTGCGCCGCCAGCAGAGCCAACTGTTGATTGTTGGGTATTCCCCAAAGCCAATGTGTTAGTTGGCGCAATTCCAGCAGGTGATTTAAACCAAGTTCCATTAGCAGATGTAGATCTCAAAACTTCTACGCCCTTTACACGCATTGTGCAATATCCTGCTCCACTAGAAGAAGCTGCATCTATAGTAGCCTCGACGTTAGCCACAGCACCAAATTTTGCAATAATGTCGTTGCCCCGCCACAATTGAAACATGGGGCTACTGACACCAGTACTATCATCCGTACTTACAAGATTAAAAGTTGGGGATTTGCTTCCATTAACTAAATTACTTAAATGCGAACCACCGCCTGCAACAATGTTTGCAACATCAGTTGAAAACGATTGGCTATCAACAACAATTGGAGCATTGATTTGGCAATTTTCAGTAAGAATTCCATCGTACAAAACTGCATAAACAGAACCGTAAGAAGAAGTCCAACGCAAGCCAGCGGTAGGCGAACCAGCAACTGGGCCAACACTTACGTTGACAAGTTTTACTCCAATAATGTTACCTTTAAAATAAATCCCTGTTCCCGCATTAAGTAAGTTAACAGTCATGGTGTCAAATGACACAGTTTCAGTTGGATTTGATGCGCCACCAAGAGAGATATTTTCGTATGTTGGTGGGTTAGAGTAACCATTTGCTTCTACATATATACCTGTTCCATTAAACAATGAAACATTTGTTGATACATACAAACCGCCAGAGCCACCTTGATTTGATTGAACAATCAAACCTTGTTTGCCATTATTTTCAATACCGCCTGTTAATGTAATAGTGTTGCCAGATAACACTTGAACACCAATGCCAACATTGTTATCAACTTCAACTTGCCAATATGTATTATTGGCTTCGTTATCCATACGCAAACCATCGCCTGAGTTATTGTGTATACGCATACCATATACATTGACAGACCAACCTCTCCAGTGCTGATGGCCTGTCACTAAAGTGTTTGTAATAATTACATCACGAATAAAATTTTCAGAAATAGCAACGCTTGTAAATAAACCAATGTTTGCTAAAGAATTACCATCAATTGTAATACCCGCAATACTAATGTTATTTAATACAGCAGCAATGTTTGAATCATCACTTGTGTATTGGCATCTAATTAACTTGTTTACCGCACTACGAGCTTTGATTGTTACGCCACCAGAACCTGCGCCATACAATGCAGTTCCATTAGTTCCAATCCATAAACTCGTTACAGAATAAGTGCCAATCGGAAAATAAACGCTAGTTGAGGCATTAATAGCTGCTTGAATAGCAGCCGTGTCATCAGTTGTGCCATTACCAGTAGCGCCAAAGTCTTTGACGCTAACAACCTCTTGCAACTTAGCTCGAACCGTAGTCGTTACTGCGCCTGTACCGCTAGGCGTATAAGCAACTGTTGAAGAGTTGTCGTTATACGTTTTAGTGTTAACGTCATTAAGCCAAGTGGAGGCAATTACTGTCCCACTTGTAAAAGTCGTTGAGGACATACCAACCCCTTATTAAACGCCCATGATCACTTGGACAGTAGCACTAGTACCCGAAATAGCAGTAACGTTAGCACGAACATAACGCCAAGTACTAACAGATGTGTATCCATCAGTAGCGGTAGTTGTACCACTCAGCGTGAAGGTATTGATAGTTACCCAGTTAGAGTTAGTACCGTTGTAGGTAGCATCCTCATTAGAGCCTTGCATTACAACAGTAGCACCAACAGTACCAGTACCAGTCACAATAGCTTGGAAGGTACTCCAAGGACTTTCTTTGTAGATAGGTGAAGAGGCTGCAGTTGTAGTAGTAGAGTTAACACCACTAAAAGCAAAGTAACGTGGTTGTTCGCCACTCTTAATTTTTACGTCAGACATTTCATACTCCCATTTTGCTGATGTCTAGCACAATGAAGAATGATCCTGTACCTTTGAATACCATATCAATCTCGTGACCAATAAGCCCACCTACCCAACCTAGATCAATCTTGCTACGACCTTCCAAAGGAAGAACGTAAGGTTGATTACGATAGGAGAGCATAACCTTCAATCCAGACTCAACCATGAATACAGTTGAGTCCAAACGAATGTTAGATGGACTACCAGATAACCGACTGATGTCTATAGCATCGAATACAGAATCATCCTCATGCTCAATAGTACCTGTTACTAGTAACACAATGTTCTTACCACCATCGGCAGCAATAGACACCGTGATAGTGTCACCAGTTTTTTCATGTACTAATTGTTTGTGCATCGTTGTTTACTTTTAATTAACGCAGAACTTCTTGGCAAGCCAACACAAAGTCAGTAGTCAAAGTGTCAGTAGCTGTAGGAGTAATTTGGAACACTGGAGCAATTAAAGCATTGGTCAGAGTAGTACCAGAAGAACCAATAGTAGGTGCAGAGATACGAGCAATAGGACCCATGCCAGAAGTAGAACTGCCAGAGAACACAATCATGTCAGTGCCATCGTAGTAAAAAGCCAACTCAACAAAAGTACCTGCAACAGCAGTAGCAACACCAGTTACCAAAGTAGTAGCAGTACCATTAACGGTAGACACCAAGTTAATAGAAGTAGAAGAAGCAGCTTTAGCAAACCACAATCCATCGTTAGTAGATGAACCAGCTTGCAAACCAGCGTAAAAAGACACGCTACCAGCAACAGCAGAAGCTTTAATGCGAGTAGTAAACCAAGCACGATTACCAGCGGTAAACTGAAAGAATTGACCGTTCTTGTAAGCAGAGCTAGCAGTAGTAGTGCCACCAGGAGTCAAGACAGCCAAGCCACCAATGCCAGCAGTCAAAGCAAAAGTAGAGCTAGTACCAGTGACAGTGTAGTCAGTACCAATCAAGGTATTGAAATCATTTACATAGGTAGAACTGCCCAACTGTTGAGTGCTACCAGTGTGGAAAGGATCAGGGAAGGGGAATGAGTACAGAGGCTCGTTAACGTATGCAGTAGAAAGACCTGCATAGAGGCGGGTAGGATTAGACATGATAAGTTCCTTTGACGTTGTATAAAACAACGCCCAATTAAGGGCGTCATTGGAAGACTAGATTCTACTTACATTTTCTTTTTAGTCATAGTCTTTTTTGCAGTCATTTTTTTGGCTGCAGTCATCTTTTTCTTTTGTTCACCTTCAGCTTTAACTTTAGGTTCAGGCTTTTGGCCCATTTCTTTGCGCTTTTCGTAACCCATGATAAATCTCCAATTAGATAAAAGAAACCCCCCAATTAAGGGGGGTAGTTGTTACTAGTAACAATTAGGGACCGTTAGAACCCCACACAGCACGAGGATCAGACCAGCCAAAGCTGTAACGTTCGTAACCCTTAGCTTTAACGTTCAGGGTGTCGAAGTCATTGTCTTGATCGAACATGATGGCGTGACGTTCGTAATACTTCATACCAGTGCCACCAGGGATGGTGTTACGGATAAACCAAGCGTGGGGCGAGGTGAAGTAGTGGTTCACTTTGAAGCCACCTGGGAGGTAGTTGCCAGATTTGATGACGTTGATGTCATTGTTGGCATTACCAGTTTGGTAGCTAGAGTGCAGGATGCGTTGAGCATTAAACACTTCTTGACGAGCGATGTGCAAGTCTTTAGGTTGAATAGCAACCAACAGACCACGGTCATTTTGCAGACCCATGATAGCGATCACTGCATCTTCCAAAGCTGCTTCAGACAAGTCAACGTCAACGGTAGGCTTGTTAGCAAAAGTACCGCCAGTGGTATTGGGGTGAGCAGTGGAGCACAAAGCAACACCGTCACCACCAGTATAAGTACCATTGAAAGCACGGTTGTAAACGTTAGCAGCAACGTTTTCTTTCGTTTGACGGAAAGACATAGCCAAAGCTGCAGCACGTTTCTTAGACACTTGTTCGTACAAGTTGTCGTCCATTTCTTCCTTGGTCACGATATAACCCATTGCGTAAGCAACGTGTGTATAACGAGTAATGAAGCCTTGGATTTCGGAATCGTACTGAACGCCAGCGCCTTGTTCCTTAACGGGAACCAGACCAAAGCCAGTCAGTTGAACGTCTTCTTCGTAGTTTTGAGTAGAAGTGTCTTTGTCAAACAAGTTGACGTACTCTTCAGGATGCTCATTATAGGTTTGACCCCACCAAGCTTTGACACCAGGCCAAAGAGCTTTTGGGTGCGAACCCGTAGTAATTACACCAGCCATGTTATTTCTCCTTAGTTAATTAGATTAGGCAGTACCTTGGGCTTGCTTGAAGAACGTCTTGTTCATAACAACGTTCACCTTAGCATAAGCACCAGCGGCATTGTCTTGACGTTGAGCCAAACCAATAACCGTGAAAGGCAGACCCAAAGAGCCACTGGAACCCAAAGCGGTAACAGTAGAAGCTTTGATGGTCAAGCTAGATTGTGGTGAAGATTGAGACAAGCTGTCAGCAGCAGTCCAGTTACCACCAACGTTCTTGAACACGTCAGCCAGAGCGTATGTATCAGCTTGAGCTTCAAACACAACGTTAGGATCAGTGATAACGTAGATGTAACGCAGACCAGAAGATTGCGTCAAGTACAGTTTGCCGAGGTCAATGTTAGTACCTTGCAAGCTAACACCAGGGTCAGCAGGACGGATACCAACAATAACGCCCAAAGGCAAAGTAGCATCAGCAGTCATTTTAGTGACGTAAGCAATACCATTTGAATCTGAACCACCAGCGTACGTAACCACATCGCCAATGGCGTAGGTATTAGTAGCGTCGTTAGCCACAGCAAACAATTGGCCTTGCTCGTTATAGGCTGCACCAGTCACAGTACCGACTGGAGACAGACCACGAGGGCGAGAAACGTTAGCCATTTAAGACTCCTTTAAAAATTAAGAAACTTTAATACCACCTTGGGGTACATAGAAACCTTCAGTGTTTCCAGTAATCTTCCCAGAACGAATACTAGCGTCAATCATATTATTCTTAGCTTGAAGTTCGGCTTGATCTTCCTCATACCATTCTTGCCGGATCTTCATAAGATAACCGTATTGCTCAGAACCCTCTGCACGAGGATTTACCAAGTATCGAATCCTATCTCCGAGGTCGCCGTTACGACTAACCACATTCTCACTTACACCACCTACTTCAGTTGGGGTAACAAACTCATAGCCACTTTCCATAGCCTCATGAATACGACCACCAGTATCAGTAAAGATGTGGAGGTGGTATCCAGGGATATGTTCTCTAACACTTAATTTAACTTCAGTTCCGTTAAATACGTTACGGCGTTTACGAGTCGCACCATCACTAGCGGGAGTGGGTTTAGCTGAACTATCTTTTTGTTGGCTCAAACGGGCATTTTGCCGTTCAACTTTTTCTTCATAAGTCAAAGCACGGGGCATCATATTCTCCTTTAAATATAAAATCAATTCCAGTCGTAATCAGCGAGGTACTGTTCACGGGTCATAAGCTTTTGTTTTACGAACCGATCACATGCAGCCTTAGCTTCAGCAGGTAAGTTGTCATAGCTTTGGGCACTACCTGCAGCACCCCGAGTTTGACGACCTGAACCTGATTCGACCCGACTAGCTGGAGTTTGTTTCTTACCAAATCGTTGGGGAAACTCTTCTGCCAATGCTTCGTCTAACTTTTCAAGAAAAGGCTCTCCCTTAAGGTTAGGGAACTCTAGTCTTAGGCTTTCTCCAATGCCATTAGCAATACTGGTCATACGGCGATCCTGACCAAACCAAGTGTTCTTATCTAACCAGTTTTGCAGACCTGGGTCTGTAACTTGGGTAGGAGCTTCTGGTGTAGTAGGTGCTTTCTCAGCATCTTTAGCGGCTTGCTTTGCTTCTTTAAACTCTTCTTTGGCAGCATCCAAAGCATCATCTAAAGCATTTACTTTCTGTCCGTCACCATCGCTAATAGCTTGGGCACGGGATTCTTTTATCTCTTTAATACGATTCTCGTATTCCTGGGCCTTACGTTCATAAGCATCACGTTGGAACTTTTTAAATTCCTCAGCAGCTTCTTTGAACTCCCGTAATTGTTCTTTGGTAGCGTTCAAGTCTTTAATGAGGTTCTCGTTATTCTTACGCAGAATAGGGAGGATCTCACGACCACGCTTTACAAAGACATCTGCATCTACCCAATCAGCTTCATTACCACGGAAACGTTCTTTAGGAACCCAACCTTGTGATTCAGCTTCTTGGCGAATCTCAGGTGCTACTTCGTTACTAGTAACATTTGCTTCATCACTCATATCTTACTCCTGTGTTTATTTATTCGTCAACGATTATGCTTTAGCCAAATACGGATCAACTAAATCAACGTCAGAATCCAAAGTTCCTGTAACGTCTTTATCGTTAATCATTCGATACTGTTTGCCATCTTTACCAAGGTAAAGCAAACCAGCATACTTAGCAAAGATAATCTTATCTCCAACTTTGCACCAAGGTGTGGGTTCATCTGAGTAGCATTGATCACCAATGGCTACAACGATGCCTGTAGTGTTACCCATTTGTTCTCGGGCTTCAGTTGTTTCTGTAGTCAGGATAATCCCACCAGCAGAAACCTTTTTGACTTCTTGTGGCTTAACAAGAACTCGCCACCCAACAGGGTTAATTCCAGACTCATTGCTCATTTGGGGCTACCTTTGCTTCAAACAGATCTTCATACTCTAGGTTAAGGATAATGGCGATTGCTCGACACCGACCTTTAACTTCTGCCTCATCTTCGTAAGAGTGGTTAACTAAACCCTCTTTCATTGCTTCTCTATCTTCACTTAGTAATCTCATTAATCTAGAAGTGACTGGATGGAATTTCCATTCTTCAAAGTTTTCTTTAGTTACAACTTCCAATTTTTACTCCTTACTTACATTGGTTGTGCCATCTGAGGCATTGGCGATTGTGCCATATCCTCAGCTCCTCCCTGACCTGCATCAGCAGCCATACGAGCATAAACATCGTTCATAGTCTTAATAGCCCCTAACACACCCTCTCTACGCTCACGCTGCAAAGCGATCTGCATATTGATCTCTTGAATACGCATCTTCTCACCTTCAGTAGCAATACCAATTTTGATTGCTTCTGCTTCGGCTTGTAGCTTCTGAATCTGGGCTTGATTAAGTTCAGCCTCAGACATAAGCTTGAGAAGGGCCATTTTCATATCTAACTGGTCAGAAGCTTGCTTGGCTTGCAACTTCATTTGCTCAATCTGTACCTTCGGATTAACTGGTGGAGGTACAGCGTTAGGTCCTTTAGGATCTGGAAGAATCTTGTCAATGTTAGGAACCTTCAAAGCCTTCAAGTAAGTAACTTCAGCTTCGTAACGGTTATACAAACCAGGGGTATTACCCACACGCATAGCAATAGCGTTGGCTTGAGCTAGACGTTGAGCATCGGAAGTGATGCTTGGATCAGCAGAAGGCATAACGTCAGTTACTGGGCCTTCATAGTCGCTAGCCAAAATAATACCGTTGCTCTTAGCGTCAGACACGTAGGGAGTATTCTCGTTAATAAAGATTTGGTTTAAACGATACAGCTTACGGAACTCTTGTTTTAAAGAACGGTGAGTACGTTTAAAGATACCGTTAAAGATCTTCATACCTTGTTCTGCCATAGTACGGGTAGTCTCAGCAGGAGTATTCTGACCAGGGTTTTGACCTTGAAGAATATCTACAGCACCGCTAATGCGTTCGCCATAGTTAATCAACAAGCTCAACAGGGTAAACAAAACTTGAGAAGGTTCACGTACGGGAAGAGGTACGATACCTTTACGCAAGTCATCTCCAGTGGTATCAACGTGTTTCCACTCAAGAGGATTAAAGTTGTAGTTACCACCACGCAGCTTAATACCACGGCTAAGGAAACCACCAGCAGTGTTCTGCATAGTACCAGTATCAATTAACTGGTTGATCAAGGTATTGATAGACTCATTCAATGGGCCTAACAACACACCAAAGCCTAAATCATAGAAACCACCATCGGGAGATGGAATGAAAGGATACTTAGTAAAGTATTGCTCTGCTTTGATACTAAGAATAGTTCCTTGCTTATTGCGTTCAACATCTTTCTCAGTGTATCGAGCAACAATACGAGCAACCTTTTTATTGTCTCTACGGACATAAACGATATAGGGTTCGGCATATCCGTCATCATCTAAGTCAATGTGGCAATGTTGTTCTAAGATCTCAACAGGAGTGCTTGAGTCATTAGACTGAGGAGGCATCAAGCCTTGAGCTTTATCTTGAGCAGCTTGTAAACCAGAACCCAAAGACAAGTAAGAGTCTTGTTGGCGTTGGCCTTCAGATACATCAATCCAGAGTCCACGAGCTACACGTTCGTAGATCTCGTTCTTATTCATCTGGAGGATATGGGTTACCCGAGAAGCAGTCTCTAAGCTCTTTGTCCAATAGTTGACTACTAAGTCTTTAGCTAGGACGTTCTCGGATATGTTGTGCTTCTTGATGGGATCATAGTAGGTCTTCTTAAAAGCACAGCCAACAATAGGCTGAGTAATAAGAACCTTATCCATTTCGGATTCCCAGTCTTCATCTTCTTCCAAGAGCTGATAGCTCATGTGTTGTTCTACACGAGTAGCTCTCAAAGCACGTAAACCATCTTTGTCATCACCAACAACACGGCACTTAACAGGCAGGTCACTGTCAATCAGGACAGGGTAACTACGAGCGTGATACTGAAGTGCAGCAATAGTAATGAGGGGGAATTTAACATTGGAAGCATTAGCCCAAGGAAAGTTTTTAGTCTCTGCAACTTGTAGGGCAAGCTTAAGAGAAGTCTCAGTACGCTTTTCCCAAGTCATGCGTGAGTTAAGGTCTGTATCAAAGTCTTTTACGACCCACATACCAATCGTAGACAAGTCCTCAGCACAGAGCTTCTCAGCAATGTTGGACTCATACATAAGATCTTTAATATCAAACTTCTCTTTTAAATTCATATTTAGTACCCACAGATTGCAGAACGACCTGAGTCGATGTCATTACTTTCACGAATATAAGCCTCGTACTCTTCTTCTTCGAGTTCCTTCTCAGTTGGAGCTTCCCACATCTTATCGAGCATCAATCCCAGGTATGCCCAAGCGTCAACCTGGTCATCGTGCTTATCTCTAGGAAATCTGAGCAGCTCATCTTCAAAGTCCTGATACCATTCAGCTTCTTTATCAAATCGACAGGCTCCACTTCTCATACGGGCTTGGATACTTCTAGCACGGGTGAGTTTATCGCCGCTTGGTTTTAACAACACTGTGTTAATGAACTCACCACGCTTAAGCATCTCCTCATTGAGATACGGGCCTATGGCCTTCTGAATAGTACCCTGTTCGAGTCCAAAGAGTACGGGCTTATAAATCTTTTGAAGCATCAGGATTGTATCCACAATTTCTAATGCGTCCATACGTTGTTTAACAACGTGTACACAATACAACTTACCTTCGTCATCCATACCACCAACAACAAAAGCTGAATAGTCAGCCTTTTGGGATTGAGATACAGCCAAGTCACAGGTGGCGTAATAGACAAGTTTCTTCTTCTTGTCTTCTGTTTTCATTGGTGTAAAGTCAGATTTTTTAAAGAAGGTATCGGTTATATCTAAAGGAATGTTTAACATTTCTTGGGAATACACGTCAGCTAAACCCTGACGTACATAATCTTCTTTAAGCATTCTAAACTCAGTAGCCGACTTCATTTCAGGCCAGAGCAGGGTTTTAAAGTCGTCAGTATGAGCACGATACTTAACAGACTTCCAAGGTAATTTATTCTCAGAGTATTCTTTTAAGTCTTCACGAATAAGACTTTTATAGCCCCTATGGGCTACCAACTGAGAAGCTGGCATTAAGTTCTCTAAGAGAGAATCCAAATGAAGGATAGTCCCAACAATACGAATTTTGCCAGAAGATGAGATACAAGGAATAAGAGCACCATAGAACCAACGTTTGAACTTCATACGTCGTTCTTTGTTCATAACAATCTCGTCATTCTCCATATCGTCACCGATGATTAGATCAGGACGTAAGTTAGCCCACTTAAGACCCCGTAGCTTTTGCTCAGAACCTTTAGCTTGTATACGGAACGTATACCCGTCTGTCATCTCAACAATTAAGTCATCCTCAGTATCTTTGGGGAATGGACCTTCTTTGATACCAAACAAAGACCTTAGATCATCATTGTCTAGGATCTCTTTTTTAATGTCCCCAAGGAACTGTATAGCTTGGGATACAGTGTCACTGACAATTAAGACGTACCTAGACTCTCTAAAGAGAACTGAAGCTAGGGTATACGAGTGAGTAACCGCTGTACTCTTGGCGTGATAACGAGGAGCAGCTATGGCTACTTGTTTACTGTTACTAGTAACAAGTTCCCAGATCTCTTTGTGGAACTGAGGAGTAGCTGCAGGTTTATCAAAGTTCTTACGGAGGATAGAGTTAACAAACCCTTCCATCACTTCTGGGTTTAACTTGCTTACAGGAGGCTGTTCTATTGTAGAACCCAGTTTAGCCATTTGTTATTTCTTTAGCTACAACGTCTATAGGCTTCTGAGAAGCAAACCTAGCAAACTCCTCTGAGAGTTTAAGAAGACGATCATCAATGGTCTTCTCTAGTTCTTCCTTTAAGGGAGCTTCACGGATCTTTTCTTGCTTAGACATGAGGTCAGTTGTAATCTTCAAAGCTACGTGAGCCTTAACAGGAACCCTGACAATCTCTCCAGTCTTCTGATCAAACTGAGCATCACCTAGATCTAAACGATCTTCAACAGTCTTAAGAGCTTTGTCTACAACCCTTTTGAGGTTGGAGTCCATCTGCTGTACATCTTCAGCTTGTAGCTGGAGACAATACTCTTTAAACCATTCTTGTTGCTTCCAGAGCTTAAGAGTAGGAAGAGGTACACCAGTAACCAAAGCAGTCTCAGTCATACTGCCTAACATCAAGTACGTACTGACAGCTTGAAGCTTCTGGTTCTGTGTCCAGACAGACTTCTTATACCGGCTATCTCTAGATGTTTTACGTCGCATGTTACTTCTTTCCAGCTATCGCTTCTTAGCAGTCTTAGCAGACTCTTTAAACGCTTTAGCAGTAGGAGCACCCTTAGTCCCAGGAGTACGCATCTTCTCCCCAGAACCTTTGGCTATACGCTTCTTCTTGGCATGTATGTTGGCATACAAGCCTTTAGGCTTAGAACCAGTGTTAATGGGCATTGCTTAACCCTTCTTTCCAATTAGCATTTCCACTTCTTAAGAGCTTTATTGATACGAGAATCTGGATCTTTAGCCTTAGCTGTACCAGTTAACTTCTTCTTCATACCAGTCATACGAGCACAGAAGGAATCCTTACGACTACCACCTTCAGGTTGAGGTGGTTTAAGGTTATGACCTTCCTTCTTGGCAGAAGCTCTGCCTTTAGCATTGAGTCCACCTGAAGGGGACTTACCTTCTTTACGTTGCCAAGCTGGTGATTTTTTACCTGTAGCCATAGTGGTTCCTTGTAAGGTGGGTACTCGCTGCGTCTGGCGTCTCTTTATGTGCCCTGTCTAGAACAAGTAACCAGCATCCGCTTTCCCCTTGGGACTGAAATGTACCACACTAAAATATCTTTGCAAGTGTCACAAATACGACAACCAAGGGGCTTGACAAGAATTGGCAGCTCTTGGATATAATTACTGTATTCTTTTTTCTTTTTACCGTTTTTCTATTTTTCTTGTTCAGGTATATCTATAGTAGTAGGTGTACGTAGTACACAAGTATGTAAGGTCCGTAAGGACCTTTTTTATTGTTTATCACAAACACACTTGCGAGTCCTGTAAGGACGAGCACCTCTTAGCCCTACGGGTGTACAGAGTCTAAGAACCCCCCCTTGTTTTAAAAGTTGTAGCAGCGTTACGGATTGCTATAAATCTAAAAACAACAACAACATATTTCCCCTCCCCCCACCTCAGGATACTAGGTTACTAGTAACAACTATAACTAAACAATAGTATCCCTAGCTGTAATACTTACCTCAGTACAGCTAACTCTATATAGTTATCCACAGGTTATCCACAGTTATGTTTGGTGGTATATAGCACCCCTATATCTATCAACAACTTATCTCCCCCCACACATAGATTGTTGATCATCTATGTTATACCTCCGCTAAGGCTGTTTATAGCCCCCACAGTGAGTCGTTTGACCTGTGTTGATACCTCGACCTATGTCTCACTCTTCAAGCTGTTTAACTGCCGTCTACATCTGACCGTGACACTTAGTTCCTCTATACTGCGCTCCAGCCCCTAGTTCTGTTAAGTGCTCCGGCTTCGCCCTAGCCCGTCTCACGCCAGTCGTCCTTCGTCCTTTGTGGCATTCCCCGTGCGACCTGTTCCGCTGCTGTGGGTTTAGGGCTTCCGCTTGGTTAAGTTGGCTCGACGCTTTTCACCCTCTCTTTTGTGAGAGGGATGAAAACCCTCTCGCTTAATCAACTTAACTTAGAGGAACTTTCAAATGTCTCAATCAAACTTCGACTTCAATCAGTTCAACATCATGACTGAACGTAAGCCTGCCGGTCTTCAGATCTTCTTGGCACAGCAGTTGCTCTCCAACGCTCTGTGGTCTATGGAGAAGTACGATAACCCACACTGCGATGCACTTGCTGATGCACTCAACGCTGTCAAGGTCATTCGTGCAACTATGAAAGCAGAGGCTGCACAACGTGCTGTTGGTACTGCTACTCTCTAACCTTCCAATGGGGACTTAGTTCCCCATCTTTTATTTATCTATCGGAGATTATCATGGACAAATTCTTATCCTTTATGAGAGATTTAGGTTACGCATTAGTAATCGTTGCCTTCATTTCATTCCCTGCTGCTTTATTAATGATTAACGATATTCATGCCTGATTATCACGCTGTATATCTCAACGGAGATGCTGTTGTCAGAACTGCTGATAATGGCATCTCAGAGCTTGAATGGAAATATGGATGCAGGATATTACCTCTGGAGTTAACTAGAGAACAACCTATCTTGCATTATCTACGCTCTAATGGATACAACGTCCTCAATAGAGATGAATGGAAACAATTCATAGATGACTTCGATGACGACTATGTTCCTAGTAACAGATTCATTAGTACTATCCATGTCCCTGACAAATGGGATTGGAAACCAGAGATCTACTAATGACGCTCACTCCCGCAAGTCCACCGCCACCTCTGGTGGCATTGGCCTCGCAAGTCGTTCGCTTCAATTCTTCAATCGGGCTAGCACCCGCCGCTTTGCGGGGCGGCGTGCGGCTGCGCCCTCTTCTTTATTTTTATAGGAGTTAGTTATGGGTTTAGATATGTATCTCACAGCAAAACGTTTTGTTCGTGATTGGGATGAACAAGATAATGAACTTAATGAATCAATTAAAAAGTTAGATCTTCCGTATCGAGTACAACTACTGGAGATGGAAGCTATGTATTGGCGTAAAGCCAATGCTATCCATAAATGGTTTGTAGATAATGTTCAGAACGGTATAGATAACTGTGCTGAGTATTTTGTAGATCGTACAAAGTTATCAGAGCTATTAGAACTATGCAAGATTGTTAAATCAGATCCAGAGACTGCTAAGAAATTACTTCCAACTACAAGTGGTTTCTTCTTTGGTAATACTGGATACGATGACTTCTACTGGGGAGACATTGATTTAACTATAGATGCTTTGGAGAAAGCACTACAACAAAACGATAGAACAGAGTTCTTTTACTCATCATCTTGGTAAACATTAGGAGAAAGCTATGGGAAAGTGGAAACAATTAGTTAGCGATGTCTATGATGACTACGAAATTATGGTTAACATCTCAGACCCCTACATTGAAGAGCTAATGGCTGATGCTCCAGTAGCACCGCCACCAACAGAACAAGAGTTAGAAGAAATGAACAAAGCGTATCTACTCAAGTATCCCGATGCGGATCTTGATCTTCCTTTCTAAGCAAAGTTCTTTCAGATCCCATTGGCAACAGTGGGATGTGGAGGCAATTTTGCCTGTTTAAGTTAGGAAATAGTATGGAAGAAACAGACGTTTCAACTCTCTATTCTGCTGCTACTGAAGCTTTGGTCTCAGAGACTTCAGCTACTAGCACTTTCGAGAAGATGATCAGTGTTGCTTATTCACATAGCACACCAGAGACCTTCGAGAAAGAAGTTAAAGAGACTGAGAAGATCATCAAAAAAGAGTTTGACATCGGTGCTATGCCTGGCTCTTGGAGATCAGCTAAAGCTGTGATTCAAGGTGCTATGAAGCTTGGTATCGGACTCATTGATGACAACGGCAAGTATTGCGGTAAAACCTACCTGCAAAGCAAGATCAAAGAGATGAAGATCGACAAGAAAGAACCAATGACTGATGAGAAATACGCTCAGAAGGTCATTGATCTGTTGATCAAAGTTCCTGATGATATTGATGGTACTCGTGTCTACACATTGGTTAAAGACTTCCTGTACGGTAAGTAACAACCATGCTAACCCAAAGCATTGAGGTTATGAAATACGTCAGAGCTAGTGCTGGTAGAGCTGGCATCTCTGTCGTATTTGAAAATGTCAATCAACCTCGACATGATGGTAAGACAATCTATCTTCCCAAAATCACTACAGAAACAAGTCTTAGTGACCTAAAAGAACTCATGGCATCTGTTGATCACGAGGTAGCTCATGATCGTTTCAGTTGCTTTGATGTTCTTAAGGAGAAGAAGATAGATCCTAAAAGCATCTTGATGTTCGTTTGGAACTTCTTGGAAGACTCAAGGATTAACACCATTGAGGCTAACGAGTACAAAGGTTTCAGAGACAATTGGGATGAAACTAGCTCACCAATCGTAACTCGTGTTCTTACTGCTGCAAAGAAGCAAGACACACTCATTGGTAAGTTATCCACAGCTCTCATTTGTTGGGAGACAAAGCTGCTTGCTCATCATTTTCCGTTACTGGAGATGGCAGCTAGCAAGTTCACTCCTAACAAAGAGATAACAAATGTTCTTAATAACAATAGTAGTCGTCTTATTGCTTGTCATCAAATCCTCGACAAGAGGTTAGGTACAGAAAGCACCTATCAACTGGCTGTTGACATCCTCAAAGAGCTGGGTGAAGAGTGCAAAGAAGAGCTAAAGGAAGAGTTTCAAAAGTCTTCTGGTAAAGCTAAGGGCAAAGACGGTGAAAGTGAAGAATCTACTTCTATAGAAACTGGTCCTGAATCTGCGTCGGAAGACAAAGGTAGTGAGGAAAAGCTAAAAGAAGATGATTACAGGATCTTTGATGTCAAGTTAAGCAAGGAAGATCTCGATAAGTACTCATTGACAGTGCCTGAAGAAGGCGAAGAGATGGGTAAGATCGGCATCAACATTGTTGAACCAGTCAATGTGGACAACATGGACTGGGATATGACCGACTATAGCAAGTTTATAGTTGTTGACTATCCTAGAAACACTGGTCCAGAACAGATGAGGCTTACTAGCAAGTACACCTACAACTTCAAAGAACAGTATGAAGTACGAGTTGGTGACAAACTAGTTAGTCAAGAGAACTTTGCTCAACAAGTTCGTAAGCTCATTCAGATACGAGCTAGGGTACAGACACAGTATGGTACGAAGAAAGGCAAACTAGATCAATCTAGGTTGTCTCGTATCTGCTTCAATGCTCCTGGCTTCAATGAACGAATCTTTAAGAACAAAATTGAGAACAAGACTCTGGATGCTGCTATCACAGTTCTGGTTGACATGTCTGGTTCAATGAATGGTGACAAAGCTTATTACGCTTTGGCATCTACGTTGTTGCTCAATGAAGTCTCTTCGACTCTTAACATTCCAGTTGAGATCTTGGGTTTCACTGACATAGATGGTTACAACGCAGCTCCATTGATGTTCATCTACAAATCATTCTCTGATCATCGTGTCAGTAATGATGCGTTGATTGAATCATTTTCTAAGAGCAGTAGCTTTATGAATGGTAATCCTGACGGTGAGAACATTTTGTGGTCATACGACAGGCTTATCAAACGTAAGGAGAGAAAGAAGATCTTGATCGTAATGTCTGACGGTAGTCCAGCAGCTTCTAAAAGCTCTAACGGTATCGAAGGCTTTACGCTACAAGCTATTCAAGAGATAGAACGTTCTAAAAAAGTGGACATCTACGGCTTAGGTCTTTGCAGTGACTCAGTTAGCCATTACTACAAAGCTCATGATGTCGTAAGAGATCCATCAGAGATTCCAAGTAAGTTGATTTCTTTAATAGAGAGGAAGGTAATACATGTCTAGTCCAAAGGTAGACGATCTAGTCAAGGAGGCTCTCAAACGAGAGTTAGAAAGACGTAAACGTCCTACTGCACCAAGTAGTGAACTAAGCCTAGCTGATGAAGTTGGTGCTTTGATTGACGAAATGGTAGAGAGTAGGAAATCCAAAATGAAAGAACCAGCAGTGGTAGCTCATCCGAAGCTCAAAAGCAATCAAAAGCTTTTCTCAGAGCTTACAGGTGTCTACGTTAGGGATGAAGATGACTTTGGTGTCACTTGCTTTCACGACTATGAGTGGGATGAACGCTTAGTTCCTTTCATTCCAGAAGTCGATAAAGGCTATGTCATCGAAGAGGAAGCGGCCTCTAACATTCTTTTAGCGTGGGAATTAAATGAGAAAGTTCTTTGCTATGGCCCTACAGGGGCCGGTAAATCAAGTCTTATTCAACAGCTTTGTGCTCTTACTAATCGTCCTTTCGTTCGAGTTAATTGCACTGGCGATATGGATTCTTCAATGATCTTTGGTCAACTAACGGCTAAGGATGGTTCAACAATCTGGGTTGACGGTGCTGTTACCGAAGCTGTTAAGTACGGTGCAGTATTCGCTTGGGACGAGTGGGACGTAACACCTCCCGAGATCTCAATGGGTCTACAGTGGCTTTTAGAGGACAACGGCAAGCTCTTTCTCAAAGAGATGCCTGGTAGTACCAAAGACAAGCAAATTGTCCCTCACGAGCATTTCCGGCTAGTCGCTATTGGCAATACACAAGGTCAAGGCGATGACACTGGTTCACATGCTGGTACTAACGTTCAAAACTCTGCTACATTGGATCGCTTTGGTACTGCGGTATACATCAACTATCTCAACCCATTGGTTGAGGAACAAATGATCAACAACAAGTGGAGTGCATCAATTGCTCCTAAGACTACCAAGGAACTTGTTAAGCTAGCTAACTTGATTCGTCAAGGCTATCAAGCTGGACAGTTTAATCTTACGGTGTCTCCTCGTTCGTTGTTCAGTATCTGCCGAAAGATGGCTGCTGGTTACACACTCAAGAAGGCTTACAAGGTTGTGTATCTCAACAAACTGAATGAGACACAACGTAAGGTTGCTGACGAGTTGTTCAACAAAGTGTTTGGTTCTAGAGAAGACTAAAAGTCAAAACCACAAGGCTCTCCTACGGGAGAGCTTTCTATTTTGAGTTTTATTGGGAGAACGTATGACTGACGAACAAATCATTGAGATGGCTAAAGAGGCAAAACTGCCACATTATTGGGAAACGGGTGACATTGTGTGCTTTGATCAAGTAAGGCACTTTGCCAAACTGGTAGCACAGCATGAGCGTGAGGCGTGTGCAAAAGAAGCAGACAAACGACTGTATGACTACACCATGCTTTTATCAAACCCGCCACAAAACGGTGCGGCATGGAGTATTGCGAACGCAATCCGAGCAAGAGGTGAAGAGTGATTAGCAAACAGCTAATCCTAGCTAATGCTCCTAGTAACATTGGGCAGCAAGTACACGTCAACCACACAGGCTGCGAAGCAGGTGAAGACAAAAAGCGTAGGTTGTACATCAAGCGTACAGAAAAAGGTCTGCTCGCATACTGCCACCATTGCAACGACAGGGGCTTCGCATCAGACACCAGCTCTAGGTTGTGGGAGTGGCTCCACAAAGACACGGCGACCAATCACAGCAGCTTCAAAGCTACATTCGGACCACTAAGTCCCGAAGGTAAGGTGTGGCTGCACAAGCACTACTGCGATCCAGCAGATGTCTACTTTAGGGGTGTACTAGGCCACCTAGATCAAGTTGCTCTAACTCTGTATGACCCATACTGGAATCCTATAGGCTATCAGATCAGGAACCTTAAGAAAGAACCTAAGTATCTGACAAAGATTACAAGCACAACAGCAGACTCTGCTTGGTTTAAAAACGACAACAGCACGTTATACATCACCGAGGACTATCTCAGTGCGTACCGTATTCACAATGACCTGGATGCTACTTCGCTAGCGTTACTAAGAACAACGATCACTGACAAGACTCTGATCCAAATCAGTGAGCTAGGTTTCAAGAAGATTTTTATATGGCTAGACCCCGATGAAGCAGGGAGAAAGGGGGCACGGAAAGTGCAGGAGACACTTTCACACTATCTGGATCGTGATGTTGAGATCTTCAACTACGAGAACATTAAAGAACCAAAACAATACAAACCAAAGGAACTCAATGGACTACTCAGTTCTTTATCTCTGTGCTGAGAGCAGAGAAAACTTTAGTAAGTACAGAAGGTATGTAAAGCCTCATGTAGTCACTAAGGAAACAACAGTCATCCTTGATGGTATGGATCGTTACTACAAGACGTTTCCAAGCATCAGCAAGGTTAACTGGGACTCGTTCTCTGCATACTTAATAGCGGATCAAAGCAAACGTTTGACTGACGATGCAATCGTTAAGCTGCGTATGACTTTGACCAAAGCAAAAGACTTTGAACCACACCATGCTCACGAGGAAGTAATCAAGACTCTTATCGAGTTAGATTACTTAGCAAAGATCATGGAAGAATGTGAGAAAGTCAAAGAAGGTTCTAGTGATCTTGAACACGTTCATATCCTAGCAACCAATGCTCTTAAAGATGTGGAGAGATACATTGAAAAAGATGAGCTGTTTGTTAGTGCTGATCTATCTACTATTGCGGATCGCATATCATCTTCCGGCTACGAATGGCGCTTGGACGTACTTAATCGTTCTCTTGGTCCTCTCCGCACTGGCAACTTTGTCATTGTTGCTGCTCGCGTCGAGGTGGGCAAGACAACTTTCTTAGCCAGTGAGGTGAGCTATCTGGCTCAACAACTACCCAAGGATCGTCCTGTGGTATGGGTTAACAACGAAGAAGAATCTTCTGTTGTGTTCTTCCGTATCGTTCAGGCTGCTCTTGGTAAAGAGTCTAAAGACATCATTGCTGACTCTAAGGCAGCTATGGATGCTTACACAACTCTTATGGGTGGTAACAAAGATAAGATCCGTGTTACTAAAGACACCAACAATCTCAAAGACCTTGAGACTCTTTTTAAAGAAGTCAATCCAGGTTTGATCGTATTCGATCAGCTTGACAAGGTTGATGGCTTTAGTAAGTCTGACGATAGAGAAGACATACGTCTAGGTAAGATCTACAAGTGGGCACGTGAGCTAGCTCGTAGCTATGGTCCAGTTATTGCTGCATCACAGCTAAGTGCTACTGCTGTAGACCTTAAAGATCCTCCGTTTATTGGTCTTGATGCCCTACGTGGTTCTAAGACTGACAAGCCTGGTGAAGCTGACGTTGTTATCACGTTAGGTAAGTACAAGGAACCTAAGAGTCCAGAGGAAGAAATGATCCGTACTATCAATGTTCCTAAGAACAAACTTCCTGGTGGTGGTGCTAAACAGATGGAGTCAGAACGTCACGGTCAATACCTTGTGACTATTGATCCTATCCGTGCTAGGTATGAGTAAATTAACTAAAGAAAGGCGATTGGAAAACCATGACCAATCCTACATTTGTAGCTATAGATGTTGAGACAACACTCAACGGTAATGAAGAAATTGGATCAGCGCATCCTAGTCATCCAGATAACTACGTAGTAGCTTATGGCATAGACGCAGATGACTTCAGTGCAACAACATACGAGGAAGAAGTATTTGAGCGTGAGCTATATACCTTCCCTAGAGATGCAATCCTATGTGGTCACAATCTAAGCTTTGACTTAATGTATCTGTTTAAGATAGGTACACACGCCAAAGAGGTTCTGCAAGATCATAAGATCTGGGATACACAACTAGCTGAGTACATCCTTACAGGTCAACGCACTAAGTTCTCTAGCTTAGATGAGTTGTCAGTTAAGTATGGGCTAGAAGTTAAAGATGATCGCATCAAGAAATACTTTGAAGCTGGTCTAGGTTCTGACAAGATTCCCAAAGAGGAGTTAATTCCTTATCTTGAACAGGACGTATACAACACTCGCATCATTGCTGAGAAGCAATACAAGCAAGCTGTAGCACAGAATCAACTAAAGCTCATTGAGTCTCAAATGCTAGCCTTACACGCTACAACAGAGATGATGTTCAACGGCTTACACATTGACAAGGAAGCACTTGATAAGTACACAGTTGAGGTTGTTAACGAGTACGTACAGGTCAAGCTTGACTTGGAAGAGTTAGCTCGTGGATATCTTGAAGATATCAATAGTCCTAAACAGTGGTCACAGTTTTTCTTCGGTGGTACTAAGAAAGTCAAGGTCAAAGAGGAAGTAGGCTTCTACAAGAATGGTAAGCCTAAATTTAAATTGGTAGAAAAAGCAGTTACGTTGCTGCCGTTTATCAAGTACACTCCTGATCCCGACAAAGTATCAGCTAAAACAGGCCAAGTGTCTGTTGACGATGAAGTCCTTAACGACATGTTGAACCATACGCTTGATCTTAAAGCTAAGACAATCATCAACAAACTGTTGAAGTATCGTGAGTTGTCTAAGCAGCTCTCAACGTATGTACAAGGTCTTAGCAAACACATCATCGTTAAGCACGACGGTGCATCATACATACACGGTAAGTTGAATCACACATCGACTGTTACAGGTCGTTTGTCATCAACAAGCCCCAATCTACAAAACATCAGCAACAACCCTATCAAGCAGATCTTTACATCTCGCTTTCCAGGTGGTCGTATTGTTGAGGTTGACTTCAATCAACTAGAGGTTGTAGCTCTTGCTCACGTTACCAATGACAAACAACTTATCAAAGACATCTCAGGTGGTGCTGACATTCACTCTGAGTTGTACAAAGATATGTTTGGTAGGTATCCAACCAAGGAAGAGCGTAAGCCATTCAAGTCTCGTACGTTCCAATTGATCTACGGTGCTGGTGCTAAGGCTATTAGCAAACAAGCTGGATGCAGCCTAGACGAGGCTAAGAAGTTTATTGATGTGTTCTATGGTCGCTACCCCAGCGTAGCTGTATGGCACACATCATTTGCGGCGCATGTTGAGAAACATGCTCAATACTCCAAAGGAGAAGATGGTTTACTTGATAAGGTACGAAGCTATACGCACGTAACTGAAACAGGTAGGCGGTTCTACTTTCAGGAGTATCACAGTGACAGTAGTTGGTCGAGCAGATCGTACAACTTCAGTCCAACTGAACTAAAGAATTATCCAATTCAAGGTTTAGCTACTGGTGATATTGTTCCAATGATGTTGGGCAATATCTTCAAGGTACTCAAGGATCACGATAAAGTCAAGATGGTTAACACCATTCACGACTCAATTATGTTTGACGTACACGAAGATTTCTTAAATGGATTTCTAGAAGTTATTAAGAACATGTTGAGTAGGACTCACGAGTATTTCTTGGATACGTTTGGCACACCACTTGCTCTGAAGCTCAATGCAGGAGCATCTGTTGGTGTTAATTGGTTTAATATGGAAGAAGTCTAATATGACAATGATGACAGGTATCGTAGAATCCGTTTCTACAAAAGACGTAAACACTAAGTTTGGTTTGAAACCCACCTTCTCTATGAAGGTTAATGGCACTTGGGTCAAATGTGGTTTCAAAGATCCTGGTGTTTCGGTTGGCAATCAAGTTGAGTTTGATGGTGTCACTGGTACTTATGGTGTTGAGACTAAGAAGGTTATTGTTCTCTCCAAAGGAACAACAGCACCTGCTGCAGCAAGTCCAGCATCAACTTCTACTCCCGTAGTAGGCAAGACTTTTAGTGGTGGTGGTTACAAAGAGAAAGTGTTTCCTATCCCTCCGTTGCATGGTGATCGTGCTATTGTTCGTCAGAACGCATTGGCTCGTGCTACCGATATTTACATTGCAGCACGCGGTGGTAAGCCTTTTGAATTAGAATTGTCTACTCTGGATCTGGTTATTCAATTTGCTCGTAAGTTTGAGGCTTACACTGCAGGTGATCTTGACCTAGAATCTGCTACTAACGAAGTCGCAAACGAAGTTGAATCGGACATTTCAACTTTGTTCTAAGTATCCCTACGCAGTTGCCGCTATGTAGGTTTTTGTAGAAGCTGTTAAGCCAGCATTCGAGGATGTCAACACAGGGAATTTTCTGGCTTTCTGCCCTGTTTAGTTGAAGACCAAATCGAGGCTTCTACTCTTTTTGTTCCACGTGAAACACAAGATAGAAAGATAGTTATGAGAGCATTAGTCGATGGTGACATCGTAGTGTACCGAGCTGCTGCCTCTGCTAAAGAAGATGAGGCTTGGATAGCTCAATCAAGAGCTGACCAAATGATGCAAGACATTCTTGCAGACACTAAAGCTGATTCTTACAACGTTTACCTTACAGGTAGTGGTAATTTCCGTAGGGAGATTGCTCCTAGCTACAAGGCTAACAGACCAGACAGCAGACCTAAGCACTGGGAAGCAGTACGAGAGTTCCTAGTAACACAACACAAAGCATTTATTTGCAACGGCTATGAAGCAGACGATGAGATGGGTATCCAACAGGATAAGATCAATCTCTCAACAGTCATCTGCAGCATAGACAAAGACTTACTCCAGATCCCAGGACGACACTACAACTTTGTTAAGAAGTTGCACAGTGTTGTTGTCCCTGAGAAAGGACTAAAGTTTTTGTATATACAGAGTCTCGTAGGTGACAGAAGCGACAACATCATCGGGGTAGCTGGCATTGGCCCAGTAAAAGCAGAGCAAGCTTTAGCAGAGCTTCGCACTGAGGAAGAGTGGTACAACAAGTGCCGTGAACTCTATAACGATGACGAACGCTTTCACCTCAATATGAAGCTACTCTACATCTGGCAGAAGCCCAACGACAGTTGGGAACCACCACACCTAAGAGCAGCACCAACAACCGACTCGCCCCAAAGCGAGGAGGCAACACAAAAGGAGTTACGAGGATGAAAACAAGTGAACTAACAGGTGCCGCCCTTGATTGGGTAGTGGCGAAGTGTGAGCAAAGAGCAGATGCAAATATTAGAGAAGGTTATGCCGGATCATTGCTTGTAGTTGACGACAATGATTTTGGGGCGCCTGCTGCTTACTCCACCAACTGGTCACAAGGCGGGCCAATCATTGAGCGGGAAGGAATTGCCATACTCCAATGCCCACGAGGTTGGGCGGCAAGGATTGGATTTGGGGGCGAATACATAGAAGGCCCCACACCCCTGATTGCCGCCATGCGATGCTATGTTGCAAGCAAGCTGGGGGATGATGTTGAAATACCGAAGGAACAGCAATGACAACAGACATCAACATGCAGCACATGACTATAAAAGAGTATGTTGCTGTAGCTATGCTTTCAGAGCTAGCTAATGCAGAATCAACCCGTAAAGCAATAGCACGACGAGATACAACCTCTCACGAAGTTGTTAGCGTATGCTTTGCTTGGGCAGAAGTATTCATGGAAGTAAGAGAAGAGCGTAATGCCAAGACCAAAAAAACATAACCCCTCAGCGTACCGCAGTGGCTTAGAACAACGTTTTCAAACTGCTTGCGAAGCAAAGGGATGGAGCCTTGCCTACGAACAAGACAAGATCAAGTACGTAATACCGGCAAGTAACCACACATACACACCAGACTTTACTGTTACTAATAACGTCTACATAGAAACCAAAGGTCTATGGACAGGAGCTGACAGGAAAAAGGCTGTGCTGTTAAAGCAGCAGCACCCAGAGGTAACTATCCTCTACGTGTTGCAGCGTAACCAGGGGCTGTCTAAAAAGAGTAAGACAACTTACTTAGACTGGGCAGCTAAGAATGGCCTTGATGCTTGTGTGTTCTCTAACACCGAACATTGGATGGAATTTATTCAAAGGTATTTATGATTGAATTTACTATATTAGAGGCTGTGCTACTAGTAGCAGTGGCTATCCTGGCACTTAGCTACTTTCAGCTACACAAAGAATTTGAAGCATATAGAAGATCCTCATCAATTATCCTGCTAGGCTTACATCAAGGTAAGCTAAAAACAGTTGAAGACGACGACACCATAACGATTAAACCTGTATGAAGATCTCAGCAGAAGCAGCAACCAAAAACAATTTGCTCATCAATTCTATGCAAAAGAAGTGGGCTAAAGAGGAGCAGGAGAAACAGATCCAAAAGGTTCTGCAAACAACTGCTAAAGATTACAACCTAGACATTGTATTTTTCTATGAGAGAGTAGATAAAAATGAACACACGAATGCTTAAACACGTAAGAGAATTGTTTAACACTTCCTATGTATCAAATCAAACCAATAGGCACAACCAACGTCAGTGGGTTAGGTCTGTCAAGTTCCTTGGTGACAAGTGGCTGCTAGCTTCTCACGTACAACGTAAGGAGCAAACTACATAATGCCAGCTATCACTAAGAGGCTACGAGCTTACCTCCAAGAATTTACGGGGGGTATGTCAGTCAAGACCATTGCTGGAGACTTAGATCTCAAACCTAAATCAGTAGCAACAACAATAAATCGTATGCCTGATACTTATATTATTAGTTGGACACGTATTAACAACCGCTGGATACGTCTATGGGCTATAGTAACACCCCCACCAGATGCGCCTATGCCCTCCAGAATGGATGCAAATGAAACACGAGCTAGGAAGAGATAGTTAACTTTTATTAACCAACACTTTAAGGACTGAAATGAATATCGCTGACTCTATTCCACAAAAGAGTTTTCAACGTACAGACTTTACCCTTTGGCAAAGGGAGAACTTAGAACAGTTTGCTATTGAAGCTTACGAAAAGATCCAAGATCTAGAACAACTTCTTAAGTCGGTTCACCGAGCTTGGCAACAAGAAGTAGCTACCAAAGCAACTCACTGAGTACTAGGGTATCAAACTCATCCTGTGTGATGTTCTTAGGAACATCTACACCAACAAGAGCCTTCTGTATGTCTTCATACAGGAGGCTTGTTGCTTTATGGGCGTTGATGATGTCGTTATTAGCAACACCATCCCCAAGAGTTATAACGTGGTTATAACCTATGCAAAGTTGACCCCTAGTGTTCTTATAGGGGCGAGCTTTAAACCCCACAGTTTCTTTTACAAACTGTAGGGCTTCATCAGAGATCTGCATTAGCTATTAAGCAAGACCAATTTCGCCTTCAGCTTCAAACGTCAAAGACGTAGCAGCCGAAGCACCACCAACCAAAAAGTCGGTAGAGTCAAGACGAACCATACCATACCAATCAACATAGCTGTTGGCAGGGATAGACGTACCAAAACCCATAAAGGCGTTAGACGAAGAGGGTGTAGCACCTGAAGCACCAATAGCCATAGTAAAAGTAACAGCACCAGAGGTCACGTTGGTAATACGAACGTGACGCAAGATGATGTAAGGCTGTGTCTGAGTGTAGCCAACAGGTCCAGACAAGGACGTGATGTTACTGTTCAGAATGTTGGTTGTCAGGGTAGTCGTAAGGGCAACTGGACCCGAACGAAAGACTTTATTAGCTGCCATTTAAAAAACTCCTAGACGCAAAATTAAGGTAGGAAAATACTAGCGTCATTGTATTATCCCAGAAAACTTAGTTTAACAGCAAACAGTTGTTTGGAACATAGTTCATTTGAATCCAATTAGTACCGTCAGATACTAGTAGCGTAGCATCTCCAACAGATGCAGCCAATATAGCCGTACCTGCTGCACCACCACCTACAGGAACTACGTTGCTCGATGCAGACACAAGTGTAAATGCTTGGTAATTTATAAAGTTAATTGGTCTACCTGGATAAGCTGATGCTGCAGGAAGAGTTACCGTGCAGGTAGATCCAGATTTGTTATTAATAACATAAGTGTCAAACACACCTAAAGTAAAGTTAGCAGTCTTAGTAACAGGTACAGACCAAGCAATAGAGCTATTAACAGGAACAGTGGGGGCCGTGAGCATAGGCTCATCGGGTTCAGGAACTTCAAAATATACAGAAACTCCAGGTAATCCCTGAGTACCTTGAACACCTTGTGTTCCTTGAGGACCCTGAATCCCTTGAGGTCCAGGAACGGGCATACTGTCTTGTCCATCTTCACCGTCAAATGGAAGAACTGAAATACCTGGAGTCCCTTGTGTGCCCTGAATTCCTTGTGGTCCTTGAATCCCCTGATTACCTGGAACTAGAAACATTTCAGGATCTTGTGAGTCTGCTTCTAAGTAAACAGCGGGACCCTGTGGTCCTTGTGGACCAGTATTTCCAGTAGAACCTTGTATACCTTGGTTACCCTGAACAAGGAACATGTCCGGCTCTTGAGAATCCGCTTCTAAATAGATAGCAGGACCTGCAGGACCCTGTGCTCCCGTATTACCCTGTACGCCCTGAGAACCTGTAGCACCAATGGGACCTGGTATTGGTTGTCCGTCGTCACCGTCTAAGCCATCGGTAACAAATACTGCAACACCAGGAACACCCTGTGCTCCAGTGTTCCCAGTAACTCCTTGGGGACCTTGGGGTCCAGGAATTACCATACCATCATCACCCTGATCTCCGTCAATACCTATAGGGTTTGCAGCAGTTCCAGGTAAACCTTGAGTGCCTTGCGGACCTTGAATACCCTGTGGTCCTGTAGCACCAGTGGGGCCAGTATTACCTTGTGGTCCTTGACTTCCTGGTACTAAGAACATGTCTTGTTCTTGGTAGTCAGCTTCGAGGTAAACTGCCGGACCCGCAGGTCCCGTTGGGCCAGCTCCACCAGTAGTCCAAACAGGAGCACCGCTACCAGTAGATGTCAGTACTTGTCCAGAAGTACCGACATTTGTGAAAGCGTAAGCACCACCATTACCATAAGCTACAGCACCAGCTCTAGGTGTAGCAAACCCATTAGTACCGCCGTACTCAATGTCTAATGGAGCAGCAATCTTTACGCTAGTAAAAGACCCCGTAGAAGGGGTAGTAGAACCAATAGCCGTGTTGTCAATAGCACCACCAGTAACAGCTATTCCATCAGAGTTCTGAGAAGACAGCGATCCGTAGACTCGGTTACTAAGTCTTTGGAACCAATCTCTCCACTGAAAGTTTTCCCCAATAGGGGACTGTGGAATAGGTGTGTTGCTATTAGGTTTGTTAGCCATGATTACTTGTACTTAACGTCTTTGCAATAGCCGTTCTTTTGCAGCTCAGGCAACATCTTCTCAAGCTTCTCACCAATGTCATCTCGTACCATAGGAGAGTTGATCATGTGAATCTTCTTCTTGAACGTATCGTATGCTTTGCACTTAGCATCATCAACAGTCTTGCCGACACCAGAGACAGTCAACACATAAGAACCAGCAGTCACCAAGCAAGGCTCGGTGTTCTTACCGTCCTTACCAGGACTAAAACCCATCTTAACTTCTGACAGGTGGATGTTCTTAGTAGCATCTTCCATAGTCAAGTCAAAGATAGGATACCCAGTGTTCTCCTTCTTCTTAACGTTGCTATAGGGATAGTCAGGTTGAGATACAACAATACCGCAAGCAATGTCTTCTTTAACCTTAAGAGTATCTCTACCATCAAGAGAGTCAAGCATCCACTGCACAGGATCACCAATGTGAAGAGCTTGTTGGATCTGAAACAGAGGCCAACCAGGACGAGTAGTAAACTCTAGAGGCCAGGGATTACCCTTATTATCAATGATACAGTTGACATCAATGTAGCCAGAGTAACCAATGCCGTGAAGAAAGTCTTCAAGGGGTTTAAGAACCTTGTCAGCCAACAAAGACTTCTGGGTGTAACGCATAACAGTACCTTGCTCACCAGTAGCAGGACCGTAGTCACCAGACATTAGCTTCTTAAACTCCCAGTTCTCAAGGAAGTGTTTAGAGAAGCCACCCAAACCAAACCAACCACCAACAGCCATCTCAGATCCAGCGTGGAACTCTTGGAGAACAAAGTCGCCATCATAGGCATTGCTCTTCTTCCACTTGTTCAACATGAACACCATGTCTCGCCAGTCTTTAGAGCAGTAGCTAAGAGCCTTGTCTCCGTCACCAATAGGTTTAGACACAAAGCGTTTGTCTTTGTTACTAAGAACGTGAGAGATAGCTTCATCGTACTTAGAAAACTTCATGGTAGGAATAATTGGGATACCAGCCCTCTCAAAAACAGCAGCTCCGTACTCCCGATCCTGTTCCCAACGAGCACCTTCTACATTGCAACCATAGATAGGGTAGCCCTTACGGTGATAGCTTTCAAGCTTATGAATGTAACGACTGTTATCAGTAACAAAGATGAGGTCAGCCCAGTTCATACTGGGTTCCCAATCAGCTACCTTCTTGAAACAGTCCATACCATCGCCGTTCTCACAACGGCTACCATCAAAGTTGTTACGCATGTACACACGTACTTCATGACCATAGGCAGCAGACTTGATAGCCAAGTCCATAGAGAAGCCACAGTCAAACTGGTCAATGATTAGAAGTTTCATTGTTGATCCCAACCTTTTTCCTTAGCCTTCTCTTTGTAACGTTTAGCAGCTTCTTTAAGTTGCTTCTCACGTTCGGCTCTTTGTTGTTTACGTTGTTCGGCAGTGCCACCATAGATGGGAAAGCCTAATGTTCCCAGTAACGCTCTCTTAGCACCTTCTCCTTCAGGAGCAGTACTAGCTGCTGATACTTGGAAAGGCACAGCCATTTTACCTACAGCTTCTAATCTACCAACAGCACTGCGGTCAACTAACTTAGGGGCATCAGGAGATGCGTACTCTAAACCACCAATACCAACAATAGCAGCTTTAGGTATAAACCCTAACTTGTTAGACAGGGTTTTATCTGGATCAGCAATCCAGTGATACGGTTCCATAGCGTGCTTCATAGCTTGCATAGACGTACCATCAGGCCACTCAATGCGAGTTGCATCTTTGTTTTCCCAGATGGGTCTATTAGCTGTCATCATGTTGATAGCATTCAACAAAGTGAAGTAAGTCAAAGCAGTCTTGAACTGATACAACCTAGCGTAGTCTGCTTTGGTTGTAGGAGCCATCATGCCTTTAATGCCTTCTACAGGTTGCCACTTAGTTGGGTTGAGGTCTTTAGGCAGAGCAGCAGTAAAGGCACGAAGAGTTGAGATAGTCCAGTCAGGAGCAAACAATGCTAATTGCAATGCTCTACGACCAGCAGGGTTATATGCAGCCATAGCAATACGTTTACCCATTTCAGTACGAGCAGACGTAGCAGCTTCAAACCAATTTAAACCACCAAAGGAGTCATTGACAAAGTTAGAGATCTCTTTACGAGCTTTAGTCTCATCAAACGGTTTACCTTCTTTAGCAGCTTGGATACGGGCCTTCTCTAAATAGCCTTCTGCAACCATTAGCTTGCCACCAGTGTGCAAGTAGTCCCAGGTAAACTTATCAAACAAACCAAGGGTAAGCTTCTCAGTAGCACTCAAAGACTTCTCAAGGATACGAGTACGAGGACCAAACTTAGCAATCATTTGATCAGCAAACTTACCGCCTGCAGCAAGCAAACCTTGAGATACATCTTCAGGCATCTCTAACTGAAGACCACCTTCTCGAATCCACTTGTCAGTACTGTCACCCAGACCACCGTTACGGAATTGATCAAGAGCTTTAGTGATAGCAGCGTTCTTTGTTCCTAGTAACTTATCACCAGCACTAAGAGCTAACTCTTTAGCAGGAGTCCAAATAGGAATGCCTGTACTAGAGATAACTTCTAACAGAGACTTAGCGTGGAAGAACGATCCGATAACGTTAATGCGTTTAGCAGCTTGAGAGATAGTCCCCAATGCTTTCATCAAGTCACCAGGACCAGAGTCAAACACAAACTTCAATGGAGCAACCAGGTCAGGATGCACGGCATAGCCAGCAAATTGGGGACTCTCCATCATTTCCCAACCTTCTGGTTTAGCTTGCTCTTTAGTTACTTCACGTATCAGAGACTCACCGTTGACATTACGAACCTGTTTTAAGTTATCCACAAGAGTTTTGTTCTCAATTGCTTTTTGCATTGAGCTTGCGTACTCTTTATAGATCTCTGCAATGTCTTTAGTCTTAATCTGTAAGCGCCACTGACTATCACCCTTAGCAGCAATACGAGAGTTAGCCTCATTGATAAAGGCTTCTAAGTCAGCAAAAGTTTTAAAGACACGTTGCTTACCAAACTTAGACTCGGTGGTCATGCCACGCATAGCACCAGCTTCACTAGGTGTTCCTAGTAACGCTTGAATAAACTCTTCACGAGCACCCTTGGGAGCACCAGCCCAATCAATGATGTGGGTTACGTAGTCTTCAAGCAGACCTTTAACGACACCCTTCTCAACAGCTTTCTCACCAATTGCTTTAACAAGCTCTTGGTACTTCTCAGCAACCTTAACTTCTTCTGGGCTAAGACCAGAGAGATCACCTTTGTCAACAGCCTCTGCAATGGCTTCTCTACGAGCAGCATCGGGGATAGCTTCAGCCATCCGTTTAGCTTCGTTGTGGATGATACGAGCATCAGCCATTTTGTTGTTGATATTCATACCAACAAACTTTTCGGTTTCTTTAATAGGTTCTAACCAAGACTTTTGATACTCTTTAAATCCTTCAAAGAACTTAACAGCATCTACTTCACCATGTTTGGCATAGATGTCTGCAGCAATGTCATACATCTCCTGCTCATTAGCAACATCACGAGGAGAAGTTTTAGTGCGATCTACAGGAGCTTCTTTAGGTGGCTCAGGGGGTAGCTCACCAGATGAGCTAGCCTTTTTTTCTGCTAATGTTTTAAGAGCAGCTTTGTTAGTCTGATCTTCGTAAGCACCCTTTTCTTGACCTTCTGCACGAGGGGTCTTAACGTGTTCTGCTTCGTGTTGAATAACAAAGTCAATCCACTCTTGAGGAGTCTTAAACGCATCCTCTGGTAAAGGTTCTACACCTTCTACCTTTGGTTGAGTCCAAGGTTTGTCTTCAAACTGTTGGTACAAATGATCTATGTTGAGATCAATACGGAGGGGATTGCCTTCAGCATCACGACGAGTAGTAGCACCAACTCTAGATCCGTCAGCACGAACTTTGTCTAAGCCAGTAGTAACAGGGATACCTTCAATAGAAGCAGGAACATCAGCCAGCTTAAAGCGGTCATCACCAGCACTACGTAAGTCACCACTGTGCAAACCATCTTCAGGCATTTGAAGCTTGTGATCTTTAGGGATCTGGCCAGTATTCTTAGCCTGATCAACAGCTTCCTTACGATCTAAGAAGCGACCATCTTCTGTAAGGAACCCTTGATCGTGGGTGTCTTTAGTTTCTGCTTTACGCTTCTCACTGTGTTTAGGACCAAGAGGTTCAATCTCACCAGTCTCTTTGTTCTTAATAGCAGTTTGAACCAAAGGAGACTTAGACTCACGTTCCTTTTGAATCTCTTTAACCTTCTGCAAGAAAACAGCTTTCTCTCCTTCTGTAGCACCAGGAGGAGGTTCAAGAGGCATTGAAGGAGCAGTTGCAGCTTTTGGTTTAGGCAATACAGCTTGAGCAGTCTTCTCACCTGCTTCAAACAAGCTTTTACCAACACGATTAAACCCAGGCATAGCTGCACCAGCAGCAGCACTAGCACCTACCTTAATTGGGTCAACCTTACCAGTCTCTACAAACTCTGATCCAGCTTCAATACCTGCTTGTAAGCCTGCACCTGCTGCACGTTGCATTAGAGGTTTAGTCAACACCTTACCTGCAACTTCAGGTATGGTCTTAGGAGACATACCTGCAAGGTTAGTAAGAGTCTCAGCAGCAAATGTTCCGTAAGGGTACTGTGCCTTCTCAGCTTGACGTTGTTTGTAATCCTCTGGAGCAAACGCTTCATGCAACATATTTGTTACTTTTTGAGCAGCACCAGAGTAAACAAACGCACCACCAAGGCCACCAGCCAGCTCAATAGCACCAGCAGTAATGGGTGCAAATGGGCCTGTTAACGGGGCTACAGTAGCAGCAACGGGAGCAGCTAAAGTTGCACCAGTACCAAAGCCTGTAATACCCGCAGCAGCACTGGGTACAGACTCAATAGAGGTACGAATAATGTTGTGAATAGACCCAGGTTGTTCTGGAGTAGTAGCACCTATTTTTTTAGGTGGTTCAGCAAGAGTAGCTGTAGATGGATCAAAGCTTTTAGCAGCAGGTTTATCTTCTGCTAACGTAGCAGTACTAGGATCAAAAGCCATTATTGTGGCTCCCATTTACCATTTACATATTTTGCTTTATTACCAGCAGCATCGGTGTAAATTTTACCTTCCTCAAACTTTGGAGCACTAGGTTTGCTACTAGTAACATCACCCTTAGCAGCAGCAGGAGTTTCAATCTTACCTCTGCTAGGAGCAGCTTTAGGTTTGTCTTCTTCTGGAGGAACATAGGAAGCTAGTTGACGTTGCAACTCTTCAACAATTGTTTTCTTCCCAGGGAACTCGGGAGCACTGACAGCAAGGTCTAGCTTCCTCTTAACAAGCTTTTGTTCAAACTCATTCTTTTCTTTAACAGCTTTGATGTATGCAGTGTTAGCAGCATCGCTAGGTTCTCTAGAGTACCAAGGAATGCTTTTAGTGCGAGCAGCTTCTGCCTCTTGAACTTTCTTCTCAAGAGCAGCCAAAGGTTTTTCAGAAGATCTATCAATAGCTTGGTCAGCACGTTCGTAAGAACTCCAACCCAAACGCTCTTCTTTATCAGAGCCACCACTATGACTAATCATTCTGGCTTCAATAAGAGCATCAGCACGGATACGAGCAATACGCTCGTTAGATTCTGCATGAAGTTTTGCTTTATCAACTTCAATAGATTTAAGCTGAGTAGCCAACTGACCCTTAGCATTAAGCATTAAGTTCTTAGTAGCTTCTTTCTTCTCAGCACCATCCATGCGATCCCAGTTTTCTTTACCAACTTGGTCAATGAGTGCTTTACGACTAGCTTCAGGAAGTTTTGCTACAAAAGAATCTACTTGATCATCAGGTACAGCAGAAATAACACCATAAGCATTACCTATTTGTTGAGCTTGTTGGTCTAATTGTTTTTGGCTATCAGCAAATTTACGAGAGGCATACAGCTCAGAAGACTGCAAAGTCTTAGCACCATTCTCAACATCACCAGATTCAAACTGTCTAGCAGCCATCATCTGCAGACGTTTAACATCGTCAGCAGCTTGATACTCAGGACTACTAGCAAGCTTTTGTAAGGCAGCTTTAGAGTCTTGAGATGCTTTAAAACCAGAGTCGGTTATTAAATTAGCAAGTTTACTGCGTTCAACATTGGCTTGTTCTTGTTGCAGCTTGAGCTGTTGCTCTTGCATTCTGTTAGCTTCAACCTGTTGCACATTAGGTGCAGCAGCCATGTTCTGCTGAAGCTGTAAAGCAGCTTGACTACCAGCAGCTACATCGGACATTAAGAGTGGCATAGTTATTCCTTAACCGTCAATACCGGTAGTACCACCAGTTAAACCAGCAAATGCTTGACCAGCACTAGCATTTACATTTCCTGTGCTAGGGTTATAGATAGTGTTGCCTAAACTATTAGTAGGACCACCAAACAAACCAGCAGTACCGGCAGCACCAATACCTTGACCAAGAGCTTGCCAACCAGCTTGTTGTTGTGCAGCACCAAACTGAGCTGCAGCAGCAGGGTTAAACCCAACACCAGCACCACCAGACAGTTGACTTAAGTAGTTAGTCATAAAGCCAGAGTAGCTTTGTTGACCAAGCTTCTGTAGGGCAGCTTCTTCATTACCAGAGTACAACATACCAGAGGTAGCAGCACTGGCTTTGTTAGCAGCCATAGCAGGATCAACAACACCTGTTTGGAATTGGGTGTACCCAGGCATCTGTTGAATGTTTGCACTCTGTCCAGGCTGCAAATAACCAGCATACATCTGAGCCAATTGAGCTTGGTATGGAGCCATTGGATTAGCTTGAGCAGTAGCAGAGCCAGGCCCAGAGCCACCAAACCCCAAGGCATTAGTAATAGCGCCACCAGTAAGGGAGTTAATACCACCAGCTATACCTAAGCCAGCAGCTAAACCACCTGCAGTAATTCCAAAAGTCATTTTAGTTCTCCGTGAGAAGTTCTTTAGTTGAGGCAATTAAACCTAGTTCTTCGTAAGAAGGAGCAATAACTTCTTCTTCCATCTTGTCTAGATTCTCTTCACCCAAGTGTTTTGTGAGGTGAACTGTTACCCAAATAGTATCTTCTTCTGCAATAACAGCACGCTTAAGACCTACCTCAGAAACAAAGATGCAGGGAGCTTCAAAATACTTTGGCCCAAACTCTGTTGACACAGCAACTTTACCTTGCATGATAAAGTTTAAATGCTGATGCCTATGTATTTTACCTATGATTAGCGTACCTTTGGGAATAAACATTTGTCGGGCATAAGTGCCACAACCGTACTTCTCATCAATAGGAGCGTAGTGGTGAGTTAATTTACAGTCAGGTAAGGTGTCTTTCATCAGACCTTCAGCAGCCATCTTTAACATGCCCTCTTGGACATTCAAGATGTTCTCTCTAAACTGAACTTTAGCTAGAGAGTTATTGCTGCTATCAACGGTTACATCTGTACTCATGTCTTACCTTTTATATTGGGGATTACCACCAACACCTTGCTCTTGATCCATCTCACCTATGCGGAAGTCAATCTCAGCAACATCTAAGCGAAGAGGTACATTATCTGTACACAAGAACTGCCAAGACCTACGGCGATCAGCACCACTTAAATACACTTGAGAACGAGTTGCATTTAGATTAACAGGTCGAGGTACAGAGTAACTAACGTAGTCATTACCTGAATGACTAATGTACATAGTACCAGCTACCTTATCACCAACTATTTCTAAACGACCATAGAACTTACGTTTAGTAGTTCCGTTGTCCATGATATTAGTAACAGACCTACAGTAGATAGGTTGTCCGTTATCTTGATAGACTTCAGTGTTCAACTGATACAAGATAGCCCTATCGTCATCTAAGCAGTAGGGAATGTTGTTTAACTCAGCATAGAACGTAGGACGGAAGTACATTTCATAGTACGTACCTGGGTTAGGTTGATCATTAGATGCCATAGCCCATTGAGTCCATGTGTACCACATCTTTTCATCAATGTCGTACACAAGAGTTTTGTTTGAATCAATAAGAGTTAAGACGTAAAACGTATGACCACTAGTCTTGTAGCAGTAAGCACGTACGTTAGTTAAGTCATCAGCTTCTAAGTGACGATCAATGTGGCTAGTGGATACCTTAACAGGGGATACACCATCCATGATGTACACAGACTTGCCGTAGGTACGAGTAGTACCAACCCACAACACCGTGTTACTAGTAGCAACAATGCTGTCCCCATTAGCACAACCAATTTCATTGGTGTAGCTAGCAGCTAATGCAAGAGGAGAACCAGGATAGTTACCAGCATCATAGAAGAACTGCGTACTAGTAGCACCAAAAGCTATAAGATAGTTCAGGTGTTTAGCAATACCAACAAGGGTATCTGTAGTCTGTTCAAAGCTTAAGAAACTAAGAGCGTTC